TATAATTGTATCGTTACAATTATAATTGTATGTATAATTGTATTGGTTGAACTTTAACTGGTGCTATAGTTTTTTAGCTGTTATAGCACCGCCTTAAAAACAAGGATTGAAACTAAGCTCCTATAGCAGCAGCTAACCCTGAAATTATAGCCTTAAGAACAAAATCCAAAAAAAATAGAAGGATAAAAAATCCTTCTATTCTTCCCATTTTAGATCGAATTCTTCCCACTTTGGGAATGTGAAGTATTCAAAATCTTTTCTAATTTCTTCAGGCACTTCAGGCGAAAAATCTTCAAAGTAACCATCATCGTCAAATATCAAGTCTATTTCTTCCCCTAATTTTGTTGTCCATGTTGCTTTTTTTACCATTTAAAATCAACCCTTTCTTTAATTTTTTTATTTTTTTTGTTAAGATCATTATATTATGTATTGCCTTTTTTGTCAAGAGTTTTTTTGTATTTTTTTATATTTTTTTTAAAGTCCTGAAACAGTTGAAAATTCAAGGGTTGAAGGTTATTTATAAGTATAAATATAAAATTAATTAGAAAAATAATTTAAGTAGGCAATTTATTTTAATAATTAAAATTATTTTGTAAGGTATGATTGGTTATATAAAAAAAAGAAGGTGCTATGACCTTCTTAATATTCCCTATAATTTAATTCTTTTATAGTGTCTATATCTAGTTTATCAACATCGTCATATCTGTTTATATTGCTAATTTCATTACAGTTGTTTATGCTATACATTTCATAGTAGTTATCGTAGATTATTATGAAATGAGTTTGGAATAGCTCTTCACACTTGAATTTTTTAATTGCTTTAGATTCTTTGTTTAGTTGCTCCTCTATTGCTTTCGTGTGCATCTGTTTAATACTATTATAGTCTTTTTTCATTTTTTAACAACTCCTTTAATTTTTTTTATCTATATTATATATTTCAAATAATTTTGATATTTTTTTGGTTAGGAAATGGAATAATATTACAATAGATATGGAACTGTGGATAACTCTGTGGAAAAGTTGTGGATAATGTGGATATGTGGGTAAAATGTGGATAAGTTGAAGTTGCGGAAGTCATCTGGAAAATTTTTCCTGTTACAATTCGAATTTGCGGAAAAATAGTTCGGAAATTCGGAAAATATTTCCCGGGAAATACAATATAACTATTTTACAATATTTACCAATAGTTATATTCAAAAGGTAAAAACATTGATTTTCTATAATAATGAAACTTAATACATATTTTGTTGCATTATTAATATCCTTTATAACCATTGGAATTGCTATATTTGAAGCCAATTTATATAATTGTGTATAATACATATTATACATTTTTTTCATAAGTACCCGGGGTATTTTACATTCTTTACCAGCAACAAAATATCTATTATGGGTATAGTACATCCATTTCCACACCCATAAAAAAATTAGCAACCCCTAAATTAACTATCGTAAACCCTAGTATTTTCAATACTTTTACCCATTTTTAACCCTTATTTTCCACCTATCGGCCTTTTATCGTTAAACCTTAGTAATTTCAACGCTTCAATCCACTTCAACACCAAAAACTATCCTTTTAATCGTCAAATCACCAACTTATCCACAACCATACAAAATCACACTCAAACAATTGAAATAACTACATTTCACCAATATTACTAAAAAACAATCACGATAACACACCTAAAACAACTCACAATTTATACAAAAAACAACCTCAAACCCAATAAACAACTACGTTTCACTACATTTTCTATCGCAAACAGCAAAATTATAAAATATACTTTACATTTTAAAAATTTATGATAAAATATAATTTGTAAAGGAATGTTTATATGGGAGGGGATATTTATGATCATAAAACCTGAAACATGATAGGTAATAACAATAATATAAATAACCGTGTATATTCTGCATATGAAGGGAGTAGTAAATTTGGAAAACAGTAAAATTTATATTTATAATTTTAAGCAAGCAGAATTTTATATTAAAGAAGGTATAAAACCATTAGAAATTAATATCAACCCTAAAACAAGAAAAATTTATTTTATCTTTAACAGAGAAGAAACAAATAATGCTTATATGAAATGGGTTAATAATTAAAAGGAGGATTTTTATATTGAAGATAAGTTATATTCAAATGCCAAATAACTTAATTTTAGACACAAATCTTAATACTAAAGCTAAATATTTATATCTTGTATTAAAAATGAGTTCTACAGACAACATATCAATAATATACACTAAAACTTTACTTAAAAAACTACAATGGAGTAATACAAAAACATTAAAAAAATATTTAACCCAACTTAAACATCAAGGATATATACAATATGACTTTAATAAGTTACCAAAACACAAACCAATGGAAATAAAGCTTTTACCAAAGGGATATTACACTGAACTTGATAGAGAAATTATACATAAAACAATTGAAATATGTAAAGCAGTAAAAATAATAAGATACACTAAAGACAACAATAACAACAATATAAAAAAAGAAGTATTAGCTGATCTTAAAGAAGATGCTATTATACTACTGTATCTATATGAAATGTATTATAATGAAAATTTTAGTTGTGGTTATGCTTGCCCAAGTTATGAGCATATATATAAAACATTAAAAATAAGACAACAAAACATTACTGCTATAAACAAAACACTACATGACAACTATATATGTAAATGTATTTCTGGAACATACCATCAAGATGATGATGGTAACATAAGACAGCACAACAACAGATATATACCTAATAAAATAGTAACAGAAGATGGTAAAACAAGATATAAAAGACACAAAGTAAAAAACAAGATATAAAAACAAAACCATAAACACAACATACCAACAACAACATACATATCAAATTAACAGTTTTTTATGTTAATTTGAGAAAGAATAATGTTAATAATATAATGTTAATAATATAATGTTAATAATATAATGTTAAATAATAAAGATTTATACTTTTACACTTATACGTTATTATAAGGTATAATTGTAAATCGGATAAGGTATAATTGTACATCGGATAAGGTATAATTGTAAGTCATGGAAAATATATTGAAAAATGGATGGGTTTTTAGTTATGAGATATAGTGGATTTACCAATGAAGTTAAGAAAATTATTAACATAGAGAATCTTAGTTATAATATAGTAAATAGGTTTTTAGGACTTTGTTATGACAAATATATTTATTAAAAAGAGTATTCTAAGTTAGAAAAAATACACAAACCTGAAGAAGTTTTGTTTGTATTAAGAAATGCTAAATATTTTGTTGAAAGTTATGATGAATATGAGAATTTGCAGCATAAAATTAATAACTGCATATCTTCTACTAAAAGAAATTTGGAATATGGAATTTTTGATAGTGTAGAAGAAATTGAAGAAGATTTTGAAATATAATTATAAATATTAGAAAATAACCCCATTTTCGGGGTTATTTCTTTTTCTTTATTATAGGAGGTGGTAATTTGGTAATAAATTTAGCATAGCCACCTTCATATTTTGTATTATTTTTAATATCTTTAATACATTATATGAAAATTATACCAAAATGTTTACTATTTTTAAAGAATTTTTCTTTATTTTTGTAGATTATTTTTTATTATTATAGATTTTTGCACAAAATTAAATAACTAGGATATAATACTAAGTAAGGAGGTTTTGTATATGGGAATTTCATATAGAAAATTAAGAATATTGCTTGCTGAACGTAATATAAAACCTACTGATATTGTTAAAAACACTTCTATTAGTTGGACTTCTATGACTAAGATAAATAATGACCAGTCTGTAAATCTTTCTACACTTGAAGAAATATGTAAGTTTTTAAAGTGTGATTTTGGTGATATAGTTGAATATGTAGATGACTCTACTGAAAAGTAGAGTTTTTATGTTTTTAATAACAAAATTATAAAAAATTCTTGACAATTTGTCTATTTTATGGTAATGTGTAAGTAGGAGGTGAGAAGGGTATTTTTTGAAAAAGTTTAGACAACAAAAATATAATAAATAATAGAAAGGTGGTGTGATTAGTGTGGATGTTTTTTTAAATGAACAATGTAGTATATGTGGCATGTATTTTCAAAATATCAAAGATGTTTTTGTTGATATTAAAAGCGACAATTATGTTTGTATTAATTGTGCTATAAATTACGGATTAAATATTATTCATTGTTTAGATTATCATGAATATGAGGAGGATGAAACTTGTTAACTTGTAAAGTAGGTCAAAAAATAGTAAACACAATAGATTATGATGAAAATAAATTGAGACAATGGTCTAATAAAGGAATACTCAAATGTCCAGTTTGTAATTCACAAATGGTATATAAAAATGGTGAAATTAAAATTGCACATTTTGCACATAAAAATAAAGAAGATTGTATTTATACGTTTTATGAGAATGAAACAAAAGAACATCATTTAATGAAAGTGTATACATATAAATGGTTAAAACAGTTACCATTAGTAAAAAATTTACAACTTGAATATTATATAAAAGAAACAAAACAGCGACCAGATATTTATTTTGAAATGTTTGACAACAAATATGTAATTGAGTTACAAGCTAATCCAATTACAGTTAAAGAATATAAAAAAAGACATGAATTATATAGTTTAAATAATATTATAGATATTTGGATTTTAGGATTTGATAATTATAATATACAGAAAAATTATATTTTAAAAAAGTTTAAAGCATTACAAGAATATATATTAAAACATAATGATTGGCTTTATCATTTAGATGTATGGAATAACAAAATTATAAAATATAAAAAATCAGTGTTTGAGTTTGGTGATGCATTTTTTATACAAGATATTAATGATATTAATAATTTTTATATTGATATTTTTGGAAATATAATATTAAATGAACAGATTTTAAAAGATTTTATATATAAATACAATTCTTATAAAGAATATAAAATAAATAAAACAAATAAATTATTATTAGAGCAACAGAAATTATATAATAAAACAATTAAACAAATTAAAATTGACAGAGTTAATGAGTTAATAAAATTTAAAAAAGTTAAATTATATTATAATTATGATTTTATGGTTCACTCACATAAAAATGAAAAATTTATAGCCATGCCTAAGATAAAAAATACAATAAATGATTTTATTTATTATCTTGAAAGAATTCCAAAATTTCAAAAGGTTGTACCTATTTATGTATTACATCATACTTGGATTATAGATTTAATAAAAAATAGGAGGTATGACAGATAATATGGGGACAGTTAATATTGATATTTATAAGCAAGATAGAAAATATATAGATATATCTTTTACTTCAGAAGAAGATATTTATAAATTATTATGGATGTTTGATATGTTGTTTGAAGAAGCATATCAAGGCAATGCTGAGGCATTATGTATTGTAAATGATTTTTATAATATGATGGATAAAGAAAATAAATCATTATTAGAGTATGTAAAAATACAAACTGGTAAATCACCATTAACGGTTAATGATTATGATAGAGAATTAGCTGAAGTAATAGCTGAAAGATTAAATATAACCAAAGAAGAATGTGAAAAACAAATTTATAAAGGTGTATTAGATTTAAAAAATAAAAACTATGATTTATGGGTAGAATGGATTAACAATATATATAAAAATATACGTGTTGATTATATGGATAAAAAAGAAAATGATATAAATTACAATGTTGATGAAGAAAAATTAAAACAATTGGATTATATAAAAAAATATTGTGTTCCAAAATATTTATTCAAAGGCGAAGAGTATCCTAAAGATTTGCAAGATTTAATTGATATTCAGAAGGAAAATTTTAAAAGACTTAATGATTTAAAAGAAAAGTTAAAAACTGATAAACAAAACAAACAATTAAAAGAAGAAATAAGAAAGAGGATTAATTACGATATTGAATTAAGAAAAGATATATTGATACTTAAAAGACATTATCAAATTCCAATAGAAAAAACAAATTGGAAAGGGTCTGCTACCAATGTGTCTTTTGAAGAATTTCAAATTCAAAACATGAGTGATTTTGAAAGAGAAAAACAAGACACATTAAGAAATCAATATGATGATATTGAAGATAAATGGCAAGTTGAAAAAATCAAAGAAATAGCTAAAGAAAAATTAACCATAAGACAATATGTTATTTTTAATTTATATTTTGTTAATGAATTAAATCAAGTTCAAATTTCAGACATTTTAGATTGTACTAAACAAAGTATAAGTTCTGAACTACAACAAATTATTAAAAAAATTAAAAAAAACTTATGATTTATTATAAAATTACTTGACTTTAGCCTTAATTGTCGCTATATATAGAAGGGGGTATAGTTTATTGCCAAAAATTAGATTATATGATGGCAATTATATAACATTAAAAAAATTACATACACTTAAAGAAAGATGGCAGTTTGTTCAAGAAAATGTTTTTAATAAAAAGATAAATCAAGAAGATTCCGATTTGAAAACATATGGAGATTATTATAACGTATTTAATGATAAATATAATGAAAAAGATAATGAGCAAAAAGTATTAATAGATAGGTGGTTAGGTTACAAAATAGTTGGTAAACCTGAACCACAAGAACATACTAAAGCGATGATGAATTTTTTAACTACATATTTACTTAATGCTAAAGATTATTCTTGTAATAAAGCAATAAATACATATTTAAAATTAAATAAAAAAATAAATAATGGATTGGAATTATCGGATGATGAAACTAGTGAATATAATCATATAAAAGGCAGAATTATATTTCATAAAAAAAATAACAAAGGTAAAGATATAATTTTTTATGTTAATACTGAAATGGAAGATTTACTTAAATTAAGAATACAAGAGTTAAAAAATAAAAAATACAAAGATTATACTGAATTTTATATGATAAAAAATTTAGAAGATAGATTAAATATTTGTAAAGAGTCTGTTAATAAATGCTTAATTAATAATAAAAAAATTGAACAAAACAAAGATGAAATCGAAAAAATTTACAATCTAATTAAACAAGAATACGAAATTATGAAAGATTTAAAAGACAAGTCTAATATTAAGTATATTGAAAAGCTTTGTAAAAAATTAAAATCTCTTGAAGATGAAAATAAGTATTTAATTAAAGAAAACATTAATTTAAGAGATGATTATTATATAGCAACGGAATATATTTATAATAGTAAATAAAGTCAATAACAATAATATAAAAAAACTAATTTATATTGCATTTTATTTTTTAAGTGATATATCTGTCATTAAGCACTTTTTCAAGCAAATCTCGGCTAAATTTATGATTTACTAAATAGATATGCAAAACTATGTAAATATTGAATTTTCAACGCTCATGTATATTGTTAAATAAATATCAAAGAGTGTAATTTAAGGGGGTTATTATTATAAAATCTATTAGAGATTATCCCAAGTCCGACAGAGAATTTTTTGAAGATAATGAAGGTAATATAAGATATAATAATTACTGTTTAGAATGCATAAAACAATGTAAACAATCATATAGAGTTAATTTTATTTATTGTCCCATAAAAGTTAAGGCACATACACCTCAGCAATACTTAAATAAATTAAAAAATAATAGAATTCCTATTAAAGAAATTGCAAACAAAATCAACATACATACTAGAACGCTGACATCTATGCTTAACGAAAATCAAGATATGTCTACTGAAGCCTATATAAAACTTGAAAAAGAGTTGTATAACAAAATTATAAAAAGTTAGGATGATTCAATGCGTATACAAACCCTTGGTGCCAATGGTATGGTAACTGGTTCATCTACCTTAGTTACTACCCCCGATGGATTGAATATTTTGATTGATTGTGGTTTTGTTCAAGATAATAGTATGTCATTTGAAAAAGTTCAAAGAATTAATACAAGAGAATTTGAAGGGAACATTAGTGAGTTAGATTATATTATTTTAACTCACGCCCATCTTTGACCATGTTGGAAGGTTGCCTTTGTTGATTAAGCAAGGATTTAAGGGAAATATTATCGCAACACAGGCAACTGCTGAATTTGCTGGGCTTAACTTACCTGATGCAGCTTACTTAAATGCATTAGAAGTTGAAAGAGCAAATAAAAAACGACCAAAGAATAAACTAAAACCAGTCTACACAATGGAAGAAGCTGATAGCTGCATAGATTTTATTAGATGTTATGATTATAATAGGGAAATTAAGCTTAGTGAAAAAACAAGTGTAGAATTACTTAGAGCGGGACACATGCTTGGTGCTGCAATGGTTAAAATTATATATAGAGATGGCTATGATGTTAAGAGAGTTTTGTTTACAGGAGATACTTCTGGAAAATATGATAATCATCCTTATTTAACTATTGCTGATGATATTGGCAAAGTAGACTGTATTGTAACGGAAAGCACATATGGAAATAGGTTACATAACAGACAAAGCCATATTGAAAAACTAAGACAATGTATACAAGAAACTTGTATTGACAGAAAAAGAACTTTGTTAATTGCTACTTTTAGTTTACAACGCAGTACAGAAATATTACATTGGCTTAGAGATGTTTATTTAGAGAATCCTGAATTTGAAAAAATTCCTATATATCTTGACTCACCTATGTCAATTGATGCACAAGAGGTTGTAAGAACTAATGAAGAATACTGGGGTAAAAAATGGTTGACGAAAGAAGAAAAAATAGGTAGTCTTTGGGATTGGGATAAAGTTGTATATGTTGTTAAAGCTGAAAAATCTAAAAGATTATCTTCAGATGGAAGTCCTAAAATTTTAATTTCATCAGCAGGCATGGCTAATGGAGGAAGAATATTGCATCATTTGCAGACTTTTTTACCAAGTAAAGGATGCAAGGTTTTATTTACTGGTTTTGTTGCTGAAGGAACTTTGGGACATAAATTATTATATAACAAACAAAAAACTATAAATATTTGTAGTAAACAAGTTAGAATTAATGCTAAAATTGATAGGATTGAAGGTTATTCATCGCATGCTGATAAAAAAGAACTTATAGAATTATTAAATACATGTGAAAAGAAAAAACTTAAAAAGATTATTGTAAATCATGGAAATGTCGAATGTAGCAAAGAATTTACAAAAGTATTACAAAGTGAATTTCCTAATACTGAAGTTATTTTTCCACAATATAAGCAAATTATAAAAATTTAGATATTTGTACAGTTATTGGTAATGATAACTGTGTTTTTTATTTTTTGATTATAAGGGAGGAGTTAAAAATGGCTAAAGAACCTATAAAAGAAAAAGAAACATATATTCACAGATTGGATTGTGAAGGTTATTTAAATTTAGAAGAAAATGGAATTGAAATAGAAGGTAAAGGATTAGTAGAGTTTAAAGAATTGTTTAAGAGATTTAATGGTAAATTTGCAAAATTCTCTATCGCAGATAAAACCGAGGAAGAAATAAGTTAGGACTTATTCATATATCATCCCCCTTTTCAAAAGTCAGTAGTTAACAGGATAACTGCTGGCTTTGTAACTTAAATTTACAAATCATACAGAAACAACTACCCACGGGTGTTGTTTCGAAAAATATTAATAATCTTAGTTAGAGGTTGTGAGTGAGAATGAATAAGATTGCAAAAAAAATTATGCAAAAGATTTACATCAAGATTTAGAAGATATTCAAGAATTGATTCAAATTAAAAAGAAAGCATATAAGACAAAAGGAAGAACCGATGATTTACGTGATTTAGATAGACTTATAAATCTTAAATGTAAAATTATTGAACAAATAAAAAGAACTTTAGCTTAGCTGGAGGTGTGTGAGTGAGAGAAATTTGGGAAAGAAGAGAAAATGAGTCTTTGATGGATTATGAAGAAAGGTTATATAGAAATCGTTCGGAATATGGTATTGATTGGGAAAAAATTAATGAGTTGTTAGAATTAGAACAACATCCAGATACAACTAGAAAAGCTAGTGTTGGATATATAAAAAGAATAGACCAAGAAAGACAAAATAAATTTGACAAATCAATAATGATTATAAATGATTTGCATTTACCATATGAAAGAGAAGATATATTGGAAGTTATTAAAAAACATTCAAATGAAATTACTACATTAGTTATTGCTGGAGATTTAATGGATTGTGAAAGCATTTCTAAGTTTCCTAAAATAAGAAGAAAATCTTTAGAAGAAGAATTAATATACTCCTATGAATTTATTAAAAAAATAAGAAAAATATTAGATAAAGGGCAAAAAATTATTATAATTAGAGGAAATCATGAAGAAAGATTATATAAGGAAATTTGCAGTATGCACAAAAAAGAATTTCAAAAATTTATAAATCCTGAAATAATTGAAATGATAATAGATGGATTTGTAATATATGACAATGGTAAAAAAATGAAATATGAAGGAGTTAGTGATATTACATATGTTCCGCATTGGTATGTTAATATTGAAAACAAAATAATTGTTGCCCATCCAAAAGATTTTAGTAAAGTTAAAGGTAAAATGTTAGAAAGTATTGCTGGTCATTTTGTCAATAGGCATGAAGAATTTGAAGTAATTGTTATGGGACATACACATAAATTTTCAACTGGAATTGTTGATAGATACGCTGGTGTATTTGTTGTTGAAAATATGTGTATGTGTAAGCCACAAAATTATTCAGATAAAGGTAAATTAGGATTCACACCACAAACATATGGATATACAATAATTAAATATAATGATAATGAAAAGATAAAGTTTGATAATATTAGAACTTATCATTTAGATGAACTTTATAATCAAAATGAAGATTATGTTATAAATTTGTAATAATAATAATAATAATAATAAAAAGAAAGTAGGTGCTAAGATGGCACTATTGTATTTTCTTTCAGGTGTTTTGTTTGTGTATGTGGCAATGCCACTTTTGGATTCCATAACTCAATTAATTATTTCTTATATTAATATATTAGTTAGTGGTAATAACAAAATTATAAATAATATGCATATGGAAATGCAAGATGATAATTCACATAGAATTGGTTTTCAATATCAAGAACCTATGGAATTTGAATATTATGAAGAAGATTATGAAGATGACGTTTAGGGTAAAATGGTGTTTTTATTTATGTTAATTATATAGGAGGTGATGATGCAACGTGGCTAAGAAAAGCAATACTTATCTTGATGATGGCATTATCTGTGTATATCATGGTGGCAAACCAATTAGTTTGTCAAACTTTTATTTGTCATCAAGTCTTATATTTAAAGGTATTGGCGTAATCCCTATTTGCAAAGATTGTATGAAAGACTTGTTTAATTATTATTTGGAAAAATATGAAAATGATAAAATGGCTTTATATAAATTTTGTGAAAGAATTGATTTTCCATTTTATGAATCAGCTTATAAGGGTGCGAAAAAGACTTCAGAAGCGTCTGGTTGGATGTTGCATCAAGCCTATTTTAAGCAAATTAATAGTTTTAGAAATGTGAACAACTATGGTGATTGTTTTGATGATGGTGATAAAATTTCAAATGACATAAAATCAAATAAAGAAATTAGTGTTAAAGAAGACGATTTTATAATTACTCGTGAAATGATAAAAGTTTGGGGCAGTGGTTATACAAAAGAAGACTATGAGTTTTTAGAAGATTCATATAGAATGTGGACTACAGAGTGTAAAGCCGATTTGCTTTCAGAGCGAAAACTTTTTAGACAAATTTGCTTAAAAGAATTAGAAATAAGAAAAGGAAGAGAATCTGGTAAAAATGTTGACAAACAAGTTGAAGCTCTTCAAAAATTGATGAAAGATGCTAATGTTAGCCCTAAAGATATTAATGCTGCAAACGATCCAAGTAATGAAAAAGTATTAGGTATGAAAATAAAAGAGATAGAGTCAACTAAACCTTGTGAAGTATTTAATGATAAATCTTTATATAATGATTATGATGGATTTCTTGATTATTGGAAAAGATTTATATTGCGACCAATGAAGAATTTGCTAATTGGGTCAAGAGAGTTTGATAAAGAATTTAATATCGAAGAAGGCGATAATTAATGGCTAGTTATAAGAATTTTCAAAATGACAAAAGGAAATATGCAAATTCTTATGATATGACAAAACGAGGAAGAAACCCAATAAAAAAGAAAAATTTAAAACATGAAGCCGAGGAAAATCTAATTCACTGGGTTACTTTTTATAGAAGAAATATACATAGATTTGTTGAGCATTATTTTGGAATAGAATTATATTTATATCAGAAAATATTATTATATTTAATGAATTTATGTACGCTTATAGTAGTTGTTGCTTGTCGTGCTGCTGCAAAATCATATATAATAGCAATTTATGCATGTGCAAGGTGTGTTCTTTATCCCGGATCTCGGGTAGTGGTTGCTAGTGCAACTAAAAAACAGGCAAAATTGATAGTAACTGAAAAAATTCAAAAAGAATTAATACCTAACTCGCCTACTTTAGCTAGAGAAATTAAAGGAATAAAAACAAATAATCAAGACATAGAAGTTTTTTTCCATAATGGAAGTTCATTAGTTGTAGTACCTGCTTCAGATAATGCGAGGGGGTACAGAGCTACAGCGATAGTATACGAAGAATTTAGGATGATAAAAAAAGTAATTATAGATAGTGTACTATCTCCATTTTTGTTTGTTAGGCAAGCGCCTTATTTGAAAAATCCAAAATATTCTCATTTAAAAGAAGAACCTATTGAAATATATATAAGTTCTGCTTGGATAAAACAACATTGGATGTGGAAACACATAAAACTTGCTACTAAGTCTATGTATAATAATCTAGAATCATTGCTAATCGGTTTTGACTATGCAATAACTTTAAAACATGGTATAAGAACTAAAAAACAATTGGAGAAAGAAAAGAAAAAGATGGGTGCTACTACTTTTACAATAGAATATGAAAACATTATGCTAGGGGAAACGGAAAATGCCTATTACACTTATGATTTATTAAAGAAAAATCAAACTTTAAAAAAGGCTTTTTATCCGAGAAAACACATTGATGTTGTTGAAAAAAGAAAAAACAAATTTGATATACCTAAAAAACCTGGTGAGATTAGAATTATATCTGTTGATATTGCAATGGTTTCAGGTTCGCAAAATGACAATACAGCAATTAGTTGTATAAGAGCATTGCCTGTTAAAAATTATTATGAAAGACAATTATGTTATATAGAAAGTATGAATGGTGGGAATACGACTGAGCAATCAATAAGAATTAAACAAATATTTTCAGATTTTGATGCCGACTATGTTGTTTTAGATACACAGAACTCTGGTATAAGTGTTTTTGATGAATTGGGTAAGGTCTTATATGATGAGGAAAGGGATTTAGAATATGAACCTTGGACTTGTTTTAATGATGAAAAAACTGCTGAAAGAATTAAAAACCCAAATGCTTTACCAGTGGTTTATAGTATAAAAGCTCATGCAAGTTTAAATCATCAAATACATAAATATATGAAAGATGCTTTAGAACGTGGTAAATTTAAATTATTAATAAATTCAACTGAAGCTGAAGATTTTCTTGATAAAATAAAAGAATATTCAACAGGCGATGGAATTACTCAGGCTAACTTTTTATTACCTTATGTGCAAATTGAGGCATTAATAAATGAAATGGTTAATTTGTCTTATGAAATTAATAAAAATAGTAATACAATAAAACTTATAGAGCCTAGAAATGCTAGAAAAGATAGATATACATCGGTTTCTTATGGTAATTACTTTATACAACAATTAGAATTGGATTTAGAAAGTCAATCCCAATCTGATTATGATTTTACTTTCTTTTATAACTAAAAATAGCAAGAATACTCCCATCTTCTATAAGTGGGAGATGAATTGTTATAATCAAATGGATAGAAACGCAGCAATCAACATACTCAATCAAGGATTAAAAGAATTAAGCATAGCTTAACATAAACTAGGGTAGGGACTACCCGATGTGAGGCTCGTGGAGGTAGTAGGTTACGAGGCCGATGAAGCGAGAATCTCCCACTTCTAAACGAAGTGAAAGTGGGAGAAGTTCAAAACTAAAATATAAGTAAAGGAGGTGTAATATGACTACACCTAACGAGTCTTATGAATTTAATGTTAATTTATCTTCTATTGAAGGAATAGTGTGGAACGAAAATTTTTTAACTGACACAAATATAAGTAACGTAAAAAAATGGTTGAAAAACCCAATGATATTTAATAAGGAAATTAGGTATTTATCTAATCAATTATATAATTCAAATGGTGTATATACAAATGTAGTAGATTATATGGTTTCAATTCCTACCCTTGATAGGGTTATATACAGTTTAAATAAAAATCATTCACGTTTTAAAAAAAATAAACAATTATTTATTGAATCACTTAATAAAATGAAAGATAAGATTATAACAAGAGATATATTACATAAATTAGCTATTGAAGGAATTTCATTTGCTTATTTTGAAGTAAACGAAAATAAAAGATTTGCAGAAGGATTTATAGGCGATGATGAGATTGATAATATTTATGAATTAAATGCAAAATTTAATTGTAGTGTAATCTCTCTCCCAACTGATTATTGTAAAATTGTTGGTACAAAAAATTCATCATATGTAATTGCTTTTGATATGAGTTATTTTGATCAATTTTTTAGTAATGGATTATCTAAAAAATTAAGAAGATATCCTAAAGAAATTAGAGATAAATATAAACAATATACTAAAAATAGAAATAAAAAATGGGCTATTTTAGATAATAATAAAACTATTGTAAACAAGGTTCGTTCTTCAAGAGATGAGAGATGGGGTAGACCCATAGGTCTTGCTGCTTTTGTTGATATATTATATGATGAATATTTTGTAGATACTAAAAGAAATGTTTTAGATGAAGTAAATAGTACAATTATTTACCAAACTTTTCCTGAAGGTGATAAAAAAGGAACTTCTTCCCTAACGCAAAAGCAACAAAAAACGCAACATAATAATATAAAAAATGCCTTATTCTCACGTGGTTTTAGACGTGGGGTTAACTTTTTTTCAGTAGCTGCTGGAACTAAATTAGATAAGCTTGAAACAAATATTGAAATACTTAAAACTGATGGAGAAAAAGAGTTGTTGAAAAGAATAGCTACAGATTTAGGTTTCGCTGGAAGTGCCTTAAATGGTGAAGATAGTAATTTTAGTTCACAGCAAATGAATATTGAATTAGTTACACGTGAAGTTTTAACATGGCTTGAACAAATACAAGAAGAATATAATAAAGTTATTAATGCAAATATAATAAAAGACCCACAGTGTTATGTTCAAATGTATTATATTCCTACTACTATTGCAAATCAAGATAAATTTATTAGGCATATGAAAGAATTATATACACAAGGTCGTGGATCTCTACAAGCTTGGATTGCTGCAACTGGTTTTAATCCAGATGCTTACCTTGCATTAATGGATGAAGAACTTGAAGAAGATTTCGAGAACAAATACCCTGTTCATAGAATTTCATACACAATGAGTGGTGAATCTGGTAGACCTTCTGAAAGCAACCCCACAAATGAAAATACTATAAAATCTAAAACTAACAACAATAAAACAAGACCTTCTTAGGAAAGGAGATGTAAATGATGAATGGAAAAATATTAGAAGTTTCAAAACTTAATAAGGTAACTGGTAGAACTTATATAAAAGTAGTTATACATGAAATACATAATTCTACTGAAGAATATAATAAAAATGGTATTTCATGGAAAGAAGAATATGTGTTAAATAATATTGAATCTGCTAAAACTATGCCAATATGTGCTGAATTTTTAGATGATTATGATAAAGAAGAGCCGTTTGGACATGGTGAAAGTGGAATCAAAGATGGGCAACCAATTTTTGAATATTCTGTTGTTGTCGGTGCTTTTGAAAATGCTTATATAGATGATATTGAAGTAAATGGAAAAACAATAAGAGCATTAATTGGTGAAGGGTATATATATGAACAAAGATATCCTAAATTTGTCAAATGGCTAAAGGCTAAAATGTATGATGGTGATTTGCCTGAATCATCTGTAGAAATTTGTGCAAAAGAAGGCTATGAAAATATTATATATGAAGATGAATGGAAAGCAAAAGGTAGAGTTCCAAAAATTTACGATTATACTGGTCATGCTATTCTTGGTATAGAACCCGCTGATGATTCAGCGGTTGTTTTAGAATTAAATAAAAACAATAAAAACAAGGAGGTTAAAGGGAATATGCCTGATAACAAAACTATAATTGAACTTAATGAAAAACTTGAAACTAAAACTAATGAAATTAATCAGTTAAAAAATGACATTAAAGAAAAAGATGTTAAAATTACTGAATTAAATTCTATAGTTGAAGAAAGAGAAAGTAAAATTAATGAGCTTAATGAAAAAATTACAACTGTAGAAGAACAACTTAAAGCAAAGGAGGGTGAATTAGAAACTTTAAAGTCTGAGTTTAATGAATTAAAAGAATACAAAGAAAAAGTTGAAAAAGAAAAATTAATTAATGAATTAAATTCTAAATTAGAAAAATTTAATGATGATGAAAAATCTTGTGTCAAAGAAAAGGTTGAAAAGTTTAACGTTGAGCCTTCTAAAGAGTTGTTAGATGAGATTATTAATGAAATTAATGCTGAAATAGCTAAAAAAGTATTAGAACAAAGACAAAAACAAGTTTCTGCTGAACAAAATTCTAAAATTGAAGATATTTACGGTGATATTTATGAAACTAATTCACAAGAAATCACCGAAGATGATATTTATTAAAACAAAAATATAAAATAATAAACAAGGAGGAATTTTATTATGTTTAAACCTTTAACAATAGGTTATTACAAGCAAGTAAGAAATAATCCAAGATGCAAAGCGCAATCTAATGTTTATCCAGGTATGGTTGTTGTACTTGATGAAGTTAATAAAACAGCTTCAGTACCAGCAGACGCAGCTGCCGCACAAGGCAAACCTTATATTGTTTCAAATATTATTGATAAACCAGAAGTTGAAAACAAAGCAGATTTTGTTGTTCAAACTGGAGAGTATGTAAGAGCCGATTATTTAGCAGATGCTAATGAGTTACTTATTGAGTTAGATTATAGAGTAATTGTTACTGATTTGAGTACTGTTGCTATAGGTGATATTTTAGTACCTGCTAATGAAACTGATAATGCAGGGAATGGTGGTAAATGGATAAAAGCTGATGGTACAGCAATAGTGGCTTCAAACTATGCTATTAATTTAGAAGTTGTTGAGAAAACTACTTTTGGTGACAAAGGTGTTTTATGTAAAGTTGTAGTAGCTTAATAAATAATAAAAATATAAAAAAATAGGAGGTATTATAATATGTATTTTGAAAAGAATACAAGGGTTGTTAAAAAAGATTCTGATTGTTTAGTAAATCCAAAGTTAAATGAAAAATCACCTATTGTTGAAATTTTTTCAGCAATTGTTGAAGGAAAAGATGTTACCAAATATAATAAGACTGTTGATAAAGTAATGGACAAAGTAAAAGAACTTGCACAAAAAAGTATGGCAGGAGATTTTAATGCTAAAGCAGAATTTAATACTATTCAAAGATATGTTATAGAGCCACATTTAACAAAAGTTATTCAGTTGTTTAATTTTATGGGAACTTTTAAAGATATTCCTTACAATGAACAACCAAGAGTTAAAACTTACAAACATGAATCTATAAGAAGCAACTTCCAAGCTACACATGGAGATGTACCTTTTGCAGTAACTAATTGGGAAGAATATCCAATTAACACTAAAACAATTTCTAGTGGTTATGCTGTTGATTACAGAGAAGTTGCTAGTGGTAATTTAGATAAAGTTTCTGAAGGTATGGAACAAGTAAAAGTTCACATGATGAATCAAGCTATGAATTATGTAATTTATGTACTATATAGCAAAATTAAAAACGCTACTGGCGTAAAATATTATAATGAAAATGCAGGTCTTACTAAAACAGGTGTAGACGATATAATTAAAAAGGTTAGAAGATTTGGTAGACCTGCATTAATGGGCGATTATGCTGTTGTTTCTCAGTTAAATGATTTTGCAGGATTTAAGGCTGACCCTACTGATACTAAAGCAGTTTTATTATCCGAGGCAGTTATGGAAGAAATAAGAAAAACTGGGTTATTAACAACTTACAATGGTGCACCAGTTGTAGAACTTCCAAACGAATATGATGTGAATAGATTAAATGGTACAGGTGATAACTTTGAAACTTATTTACCAGAAGGTTTATTGTTTGTAGTTCCACAGGGTCAAGTAGCACCACTTCAAATTTTCAGACGTGGTGGATTAACTTCAATGACTGCACAAGATATAATTTCTGGTACTGAGATAACTAGATTTGATATGGAAATTGGTGCAGATGTTCCTGATAGTCGTGTACATGAAATAGGTCTTTGTGTAGATTCAAGTTTATCTGTACCAACATTATAATAAGCTAAATAGGGGTTGATTATTAACCCCTATTTTTTATAAAGGGAGGTATTATATGAAGAATATTAGTATGGAAGAAAGGGTGTGGGTTGAAAATTTATGTGCCTGGGACTTGTATTTTAAAAGACTTGAAGGTCATGGTGATGTAAGAATTCCAGCTAAAGGTCGCACTAGATTAGAAAGACTTGAAATACAAGCACAGGTTTATAATAAAAACCCATTTTTTGTTGGAGTTGATGAGAAAGGCAGTCATGCTAAAATTTTTATAGATGATAAAGATACTAGAGTTTTGGTAGGATTTGAGTCTGATGATACAAAAGAAGAACAAAATATATTAACTAAAGAGAAGATAGAGAAAATACTTAACTACAAAACTATGGGTACATTTAAGAAATATATTAAAGAAAATGTAGTTACAAACGCAGAAAAGGCTATGTTAATTGATGTTGCAAAAAGTATAAAATTAAATGATTATGAAAAAATACAATTCATTGAAGAATATACTGGTTTAAAGTTTGATGAATAAAGGAGGGGTAATTAATGTCGACCCCTTATATATTGATACAAAATAGCTTTCATTCGCAATTTCAATCTAAAATAATTTTAGATGCTGACCTTGAAAAACAATTTTTGTTGTCCGCCATAGGTGATTTTTCTTTAGATTTGTATGAACTTACATGGGATAGTGTTAATGAAGAAATATTAGAAGATTTAAAGCAAACAGAGATAAATTTATTAGGTAAATTAATGTATAAATATTATCTTTATCGTGAAAGAGATAAAGTATTAAAATTAAATAATATTATAGGTAAAGATGTAAGACTAACAGGAATGGCAGATAGTAAAGGTCATATTAATAAAACTATTGAAAGTTTGAATGGTGAAATTAGTGAAATTATAAACAAAATGAAAACTAATAGTTTTTACGAATAGGGCGTGATAGGTATGCCTAGTAATTGGTATTTAGTTAATGATAGTTATTATAGTGGTTTTGAAAAGGATATAGTAAATGATTATGCAGTAAGTGGTTTTACTGAAATTCTTAATAATTCACCTGAAGCCAAAGATATTTTTATTGATGGCGTAAGTTATAAAGGTATAATTCAACATTTAAACGATAATGATGAAATAAAAGAATTAAGAAAATTATTAGTTTCTATTGATACTATAATATCACGTGGAAGTTATATTGAATTAAACGGTGAATATTTTATAAATATTTCTGATATAGACAATAAAATATTTTATAAATCATGTAAAATTCAAAAATGCAACAATACTCTCAAATGGCAAGATGAAAACTTAGAAGAAAAGTCAACTCCTTGTATTTTACTTAATGGAAATTCTTCTACTTCAGATGGTGTTGATGAAACCAAATATTTGAGTTTATCTGAAGATCAAATTTTAATTATCATACCTAAAAATAACGATACTATAAAAATTCAATTGGATGATAGATTTATTTTTGATAATAGTGAGAATGCAATTTATAAAATCACTAAAGTTGATTTCCTTACACAACCAGGACTGATTAATTTAACAATGAAAAAAGACTCCTTGCAAGAAAGTGATAGGTTAGATTTAAATATTGCTAATTATCAAGAAGCTGTTGTTGCTGATATACAAGGTAGTGATACTATTAAGCTTCATAATCAAGAGATATACACTATTGATGTTGATGTAGCTTGGTCTATTTCTAATTCAAATGTTAGCATTGTTAGTCAGGACAGTAGAAATATAACTCTTAAAGGTGAAATTATGGGTAGTGTAGTGCTTACTGCTAATGATGGAACAAATGAATATAATAAAACTATTTATGTAACAAATGCATTCTAACCACTAATCGGAGGTGGTTTTTATTAAAAATGGAAGGTTTGAAAAACTGAATGAATACATGGGAGAAGTTCTTGCAAGTTTAGTTGAATCAGAAAATCTAAGCAAGTTGATTTATTATAATACACAAAGCGCATTGCACGAGGCACCATTGTCAAACCCTTACGATTTGATTCATGCTAAAGTATTTCCATATACCTATGTTCCCCCTACTGATGATTCTGCAAATGTTTATTTGACTGTAAGTTTTAGGCAATTTAAAAGAGTTAATGATAAATTTAAAATAGGGTATCTATATGTAAATATTTTATGTCATAAAAGTTTAGTATCAATTTATGATGGTTCCCGTATTTTTAGTTTAATGAATGAAGTTGAAAATGTATTAAACGGGAAAAGAATTGCTATAGGTAAATTGTTGTTTGATTATGGTGATGAATTAACTATCAATGATAATTATACTGGATACTTTTTAAGGTACGAAGTTTGTGATCTAAATTAAGGTGTTGATATTATGAATGAAGCCTTAAAATCATATATAAAACTGAATCTATTTTTAGGTTATAGTATTTATATTGACGAAGAAATTGGTGAACTTTATTGTCCTAAAATAAAAGAAATCAATGTTGGGTTGATTTATTATATTTATATGTTTAACAAATTTATAGATTTGTATGACGAAGATAAAGATAGTTTTTTTAATAATATAACTAAGACAGAAGATATTATTAGAGAATTTATGACTTTTGTTTCTTTTTTTAAAAAAACTGAAAATATTTATTTTAAGTTTAATACTTTTTATTTTGATAAAAACTGTATTAATAACAAAAATATAAATTTATTTATGGATACCATTAAGATAATGCATCACATGGATAAGAAAATAGATGATTACAAACCTGCCAATAAAGTCGCAGAGGAAATGCTTAAAAGAGCTAGAAAGCTTAGAAAAGAAATGCAGCAAAAAATTAAAAAGAAAGATGGCATTGGTTTTTTAGAAATAATGTCGTCTGTATGTGCTAGACACCCATCTATTAATCAATTAAACATACATGATTTAAGTTATTTTCAAATAATAGAACAATATATGAGATTGCAAAAAATTGATGATTATGAAGTCAATATGAACGCTTTAGTTAGTGGCACTTTAGGCGAAGAAGGTAGAAAAAAAATAAAACATTATAGCTCAAAGATAGAAAACGAATAGAAAAAACAAACTGAGGTATGCTTATCCTTAAAGCAGAAAGGAAGTTGAATTTGAGTAATAGAGAAAGACGTAAATATTATCAACAATTAGCCATCAAAAGACTTGGTGAAACTAGAATTAATAATAATGGTAGTAAAATGTGGATAGTTGATTATAAAAATGCAACAGATATTACAGTTAGGTTTGAAAATGGTTATATTTGTAAAACTAGATATGGTGAGTTTATAAGGGGAAAAGTGAGCAATCCTTATGATAGAACAGTATATAATATTGGATATTTGGGAGAAGGTAAATATAAAACATATAATAATGAAAAAGTAACACCACAATATCAAACGTGGAAAGATATGTTGAAAAGATGTTATTCAATAAAAGAAATTGAAAAATATCCAACATATAAAAAGTGTAGTGTTTGTGAAGAATGGCATAATTTTCAAAACTTTGCTAAATGGTATGATGAAAATTACTATGAAATAGAATGTCAAAGAATGTGTCTCGATAAGGATATTCTTTGTAAAGGAAATACGATATATGCACCTGAAACTTGTGTGTTTGTACCAAATAATATTAATACTTTATTTATTAATTGTAAGTCAAAAAGAGGCAGTTTGCCTATAGGAATTACTTATGATAAAAAAAATAATAATTATCAAGCAAAATGTTCAATGGGTAATGGGAAATCTAAACATTTAGGTAAATTTACTTCGGTAGAAGATGCTTTTAATTGTTATAAAAAGAATAAAGAATTAATTATAAAAGAAATAGCAAATCAATATAAAAACTTAATTCCACAAAAAGTTTATGAAGCTATGATGAACTATGTTGTGGAATTAGATGATTAATAAGCTAAATAATATTTATTTAATTAAAAAGTATAGGAAAGGAAAGTGATAATTATGAGTAACACATTTGCGGTGAAAGAAGTGCTTGATTTTACTGTTGAAAAATATGTTTCTTCTGGTAGAGGTGATATTTTATTCACCGTAGATTATGCAACACAAACAAATATTAGTACAAGTGCTGAAAGATTGGATATTCGTGGTGGTCCAGGAAATTTTAAAATAGTAAGTATTGACCACACAAAAGATTGTACTTTTGCTGCTACATTACCAATAGTTGATATTAAAGCATTGGCAGTTAAACTAGGAAAGGATATAACTAAAGGTGCTACAACTACTCCAATGAAAGAAATATTGGCTGCAGATGCTAGTAAT